GTAGCATCTAAACTTGTTATCTTTGCACTCGTAATAGAGCCAGCTAAATCATCGTTGGTAATTGTGCCGTCAACAATGTCTGCCGATGTGAGTGGTACTTTACTTGGTTGTTTTCCTATATATGGCATCTAATCTCCTTATGAACTGATTGCATCAACACAAGATACCCAAGTGTCTACTGACGATGCAGTGTCACTAACTACCTTTAGAATGTCACCACTATCTACAACAAACTTAGCACCACCATCAACAAGCTCTAAACTGCCACCGACAGGGATCGGGGCTGACTTGATGATATAGTGATCGTTAGACCCATCATTAATATAAACATCTACATTTACAGTCGATGAAGCGTGAACATTGGCACATCTAATACCAATAACCGTGTCATAACTGTCTGCGGTAAAGATCGTAGCTGGGGAAGTCCCTGTGTTCCTAGCTATGTATCTCCTAAAGTCTTGTGCCATTTAATGTTCTCCTAGAGGGCGATTGACATGGCTATTGCAAAACCTGCCGATACACCACTACCTGCAGCAGCATATGAGCCTGTAGTGGGTGTTAAGTCAATGTCTTGGTCTGCCATTGTTATTGTTCTTACTGTTCCTGTGGTAATTCCTGATGATTGAAATGCTATATCTTTTGTATTGTCAAGATTGTCACAAATTCTAAATACATTATCCTGTACATTTGATATTGCTCCTGCTGATACATTATTTATTTGTGTTTGGATGTCAGATGTAACCGAACCAAGATAACCAAACTCTGTATTAGTAACTGACCCATCATGTATCTTGGTAGCATCAATTGCTGCTGAAGAATTTATATCAACATTCATCAACGAATCATTCTCAACCTTTGCAGAAACTACACAATCAGCAGATAGATGGACTGAATCAATACTGCCATCGGTGTAATGTTCCGAGTCAACTGCATTATCAGCTAACTTAGTTCCATCAACCGCATCATTAGCTAGATGAGCCGTATCAATACTTCCATCCGTATAATGCTCAGAATCAATTGCGTTATCGGCAATCTTTGTCCCATCAACCGCATCGTTAGCTAGATGAGCCGTATCAATACTGCCATCGGTGTAATGTTCCGAATCAACTGCATTATCAGCTAACTTAGTCCCGTCAACAGAATCAGCAGATAGATGAATCAAGTCAATACTACCGTCCGTATAATGTTCCGAATCAACTGCATTGTCAGCTAACTTGTCTCCATCAACAGCATCAGCAGCCAAGTCTGCCGTACTTACATGTCCCGGTGCTTCTGCCGTATCAAGACGAACATCCTGTGCGTTTGATTCTGTTACTAGCTGATCTAACTCAGCGTCTATCTTGGTAGCACTGATAAGTACAGGAGGTGTCGCATCCCTGTCAGTCTCAAAGTCGTGTAATCTAGATAATGTTCCCATTAGTCGTTTGCCTTATGTCCAGAAGGTACGTATTTAACACCGTAGAACGCAATACTTAAATCAGTTTTATGATCTGCGGTGAAAGAAAATTTAACTGCTCTACCCATGCCAACCATAGGTATCAATACTTTGTTTACATCTGGGAAATCCCAGTATGCAGATTCCCACTCAACTGTTCCCCACTTAGATGGTAGACTCTGTAAATAAAATGTGCTGTAAGGTGTAACCTCAAAGTCAAAGAATACTTCTAGCTTAAATACTCCTGCGGCTCCAGATCCCTTGAACTGAAAATACTTGAATAACTTTTTTATACCTATATTATTAAGCCATAACCAAGGAGTATCCCATCTCCAACTTACATCTATGTTATCTCCACCATCAGCATAAACATCAACGTTGGAAGCACTCTGGTATTCCTTGTATACTCTTCCGTTAGTTCCACCACTTAATATATCTCCATCTGGTGTACGAACAGATTGATATGTAGTAATATTACGATCTTCCATCCATGCTTTAATAGAATAATCATAAACATAACGTCTTGATATGGATGGTATGTTTATCCAGAATTCATTGTGCTTCTTATGATTGACTACATTAACTTGATCTGGGTTGGCTACCGCCTTGAGCAACGGATTAAGCCTGTCCCTTATATTGTCTGAGAGTTTCTTTGTTCGTAAACCCTGAATGATTAACTCTGCTTTAACAGAATTTACCCCTTCAGGTTCTACCAAGTAGTTATCCAAACCAACCTCATCCATTGCCCTGTGTCCCATGAGTCCAGTATTGTAAACAATCTTGTCTATTGCAATATCATTAAACACAGCAGGAACGCTATAAGTAACTATGTGATTTCTTAATCCTATAATCAGCTTGCCTGACTGCCCAAGTCTACCAAGACCTGTAATAGCATCACCACGTGCCAACACACCTGCCAAATCAATGTCTACAAAATCTGATGATGTAGTCCAATCATCTTCATCATCAACAGCACTCCCTGTAAACTTTGTGTCCCTTCCCGGCACACCTGATATCCATAAACGACTATTAAGAGCTATTATGTATTTACCCTTCGGTGGTATATCAGCAAGATCCGTTACATGCCAAGCTGTATTAGCCGTTGGTGCAATAGCACCATCATTTAAACTTCCATTTGTTTCAGTATAGTCAGTGCCTATTGCGATTGGGCTTACATTCTGTAACTTTGCAGCGCCTGACACTGTATGATGATAAACATTCCAACCAGTAGCACCAGCTATTGGTAACGGTGATGTAACTGTTGCAACATTACCGTACCAACCTGTGTTAGAAGTAGGCGGTAACGCACCATCATTTAAACTTCCAGTTGTTTCAGTATAATTAGTTCCTATATCTATTGGACTTGCATTCTGTAACTTTAAAGCACCTGATGCTGTATGGTGGTAAACATTCCAACCAGTAGCCCCAGCACTTGCCGCTGGAGATGCAACAGTTAACACATCATTCGCACCAATAGCTTGTGTTTTTTCGCCACCACTAAAAGTAACAGTTGGGTCTGAAGAATATCCAGAACCGCCAGATCCAATAGTAACAGAAGTCACAACACCACCTGTGAGGAATGCTGTTCCTGCCGCACTAGATCCTCCACCGCCACTAAAAGTAACAGTAGGAGCAGTTGAATAACCAGCACCACCTGTTGCAATAGTGACAGAACTTACGGCATCACCTGTACGAACTGCTGTGCCAGTAGCACCAGAAGCAGTTGGAGTGCTTTCACCGTTGGCAGTAATATATGTTGTAGATATATAATAGGTTCTAGATAATTTTGAACCATCAGTTGAATAACCAGTTGTTGAGATAGCAGGTTGTGCTACATCATTAACCCCAATAACTTGAGTTGATTCATTACTGGGAATAGACTCCCCATTAGCAGTAACATAGGTTACTGTAACATAATAAGTTCTAGCTGTTTTTGATCCACCTAAAATAGTCCCTGTTCCTGTAGTAGGAGTCGCAGGCTTAGGCATATAACCATACTTGAACGGATTGTCTATACCGTTTGACATGCACAACTTTGTGCGGAACATTGTCCAATTCAATGGATAAGTTGCGGTTAATCCTGTTTTGATTACTGTAGAAAAACCACCAGTTGTGGAATCATACCTTAGTAACCTAGTATCCCCTTGTGCCAATATTTCAAAACCATCAGGATAATCACCTTCATAAATCATTAATGAATCTATTTTCGGCCCTGCACTATCCAGTTTAAATATTATATCCTGTGTTGTGTCAGCAGCCCAACCAGTATTAACAGTATCGGTAGCGAAAGCATTACTCCCATGAGTAGGAGAGGAAGAATCAGTACCGATACGCACGTAATTACTGGCATCACCAGAATTATACTCAAGAAAAATAGCGTAATTACCAGCAGTCGCAGCGTAAGGTTCCTCGAAAGTAAATTGTACAAAAGCAAATGTTCCTGTCAATACAGAGACATCAACATCTATACTGGTTGCAAGCAAAGAACCTGTCGGCAAACCACTTGTTCCAACAGAACCAGTAACAGCATATATCTTAGCTTTCATTACACTGTCTGCTGTCGGTGTGCCAACCTTATCCAGAAAAAAATCTACCGTTTGTATGTTCTTATCTGAACCTAATGTTACTGCAAACCCAACTTGTTCATTGTTGTTGGAATACATTGATATCTGTGCTGATTTATTACTTGATGCATAAGTATCTATACTATTTCCTGCCGCATGACCTAACGCCAATGCATTAAATAATGTTCTGCCCCTTCGTTTGGATACCTCACCATTCAATGCAACACGTGCATTCTGCAATTCAGTCGCATAATCAGCAGATATATTACCCTCACCTACCGCAATATCGAAGAGTCCCTTATTGTTACTCTCAAATACTTTTTGCCTCATTGCCATATCAGCGTGCCACCTTATAATTCTTACGAGTTAATGGAACAAACCTGACAGAACCCCTATCCCTACCAAGTAACTTCCTTAACAAACTATTAGCTAGTGCCATCTCACGATCCCTCTTGGCGAAATCCTGATCATACTCAGCATACTTAGCCTTGACCATGTGACGTATTACTACTTCCTGATGCGGTGTCGTATCTGAATCAGCACTCAAATCAGATAAATCCTTTGTGTACCAATATGTCATTACCGTTCCGTTTTCATCTGACGTTGGTACTGGGTTTACTTTTATCTGATCTACCTGGGATGCATTCTTTCCCCAAGGAACCCACACGATTGGTAATCCTGTGTTACCTTGTATAACAAACTCTTGGAAATCTTGATTGTTGTTAACCTTGTAAACAAATTTATTTCCATCGTCTATATAAAATCGTTCCCCAACAATTCTGGTTACATCCGCATTGGACGCAAGCGTATACGTTGAAGTACTGGTAACCAAGGAGATTGTTCCCTCCTCCTTTAATATCTCCCAGTTATTCATTATGTTCAGCTCTTGGATAGATTCATTTATATAATCCAAGATACGCTGTTTAGAATCAGCAACAAGACTGGACGATGAGTCTAAGCCTAAGTCACGTAGTACAGGATCTCTTAGTGTAGAGAGAGACATTTTTTCTCCGTTATATTTTTAATTGCTTCAGACCAATACTTACTATTCTTTCTAACATCAAAGTGTTCGTGAACATATTCTTGTGCCGCTTTACCTATACGTTCACGCAAAGATGGATGTTCAACAAGCTTGTCTACCCAAAATTCAAACTCTTCTGTGTTCGTATATAAGAAACCATTTATACCATGCGTGATTAAATTAGAGTAAGGCTCTATATCTTTAACAACACAAGGTATGCCTAATGCCGAATATTCGATCCACTTGATCGGGCTTTTACTTTTGTTTAAATCATTATCAGCTAAAGGAATAATTCCTATGTCTGCATTTAATAAAATCTGTTTGTATGGATGAACCTTTATATCTACCGAACCATGATGAACAATCTCAACGTTTTCATGTTTTGTTGATATGTTTTTTAACTCAGAAGATATTTCGTTTAAGTCTTCGTAACGAGAAGAATCACCATGCCATGTGATTATAATTTTATCATCCTTCTCAATCTTATACGGTTTCCATATGTTTAAATCTAAGGAATTTGGTAACACAGTAATGTTATCGTTATACTCACCATACACATCTGCTAACTTTGTTGTAGACACAAAAACACCGTCTGCTTTTTCTAGAATTTCCTTTGCTATCTCTAACTTATTTTCGTTGTTCTCTACAAAAATATTATCATCATGATCAATAATAACTTTCTTTGGAGGAGACATATCCTTCATTACGGTTACCAAGCGTAAAGACTCTTCGCTTGTCGCATGAGGTAAAATAACAACATCGCATGTTTGCAACAACTGGAACAAGCTATTATCCATGCCACTGCCTGACCCACCAATAGCAACATCAAAACCATTCTCATCGTCTAAGAAAGTTAACGGTTGCTCAATCCTGTAAAAACCACTAGCTCCCTTATCACGAACAATGCCACAAACTTTTGTGTATTCCATTATCTAAGGTAAACTATGCACCATAGCTGTATATTCAGCCACGTCCTATGTAGGAGATCAGTAATCATTGTTGTCATGCTGTTCATAAATGAAAACCCGATGGTAACTCTGCGTTATTTTTATTTAACTTCTCAAGGTTATCTATCATAACTACTTGGTTCTCTACTTGCTTTTTAAGAACATCTATCTGTGATTCAAGAATTGCACACCTTGTGCGTAATTGAGATTCCACAGGAGATTCCTTTGGAGTTTCTTTAGTAACTTCAGTTGATTCACCACCATAAGTAGTTAGCATAATTAAAAATTCTGATTACAGGTTCTAAATTCTGGATGATCAGAGAAGAAACGCTTGACTGCTTTCTTCATAGATTTCTGGTCACCATCGACTATGTCTTTATATTTAGGTTGCATGAGAAACACAGAAGGAATACTGCCAATCTTCCTCAGCGACCTTTCATCTGAGAAACCATTGTCGCTATAAGTGCGAACATCCTTCACCTCTTTTCCAACTGGATCGGTATCCTGAATATGCTTTATACCCAGACTACCCTTTGCGAAATCATTAGGCTTCGTATATTCTAAACGTGTAGCAAGCTGGTCTAAGGTGTGATTATCATTCATAATAAAGTATAAGTAAGGGAGGGTTGCCCCTCCCATACTCATTAAGGTTTATCAACTGGATTATGCAGTTGATGTGTTAAATACAGTTCCGCTGGCTGCTTCGTTATAAGAAACCAACGTCCACTCAGATTCAACCATTCCTCTTCGGGCTGATCCAATCTTTGCAAGTGGGGTATGTTTAACTGGACGTAGCATTGCTACAGACCACATATCCTTCTGTAATATACTGACAGCTTTTTCGGGCATATAACGATCAAGTATGATACGTTGTAAGCCGAAATCACTTTCGTATACATCAACCGAAAGC